TTTGCTTGTAAGCCGTATCTAGTTTTGAAGCCGATTTTCGGTTGGAAAGTGTCCTGACCAACTGCTATTACCATTTGTAGTGGTACATATGGGCAATAGAACATACCAGCGTCATAAGGTGAAGTACCTTTGTAGCCAACTACATAGTAGTGAGCGCTTGCTGAGTTTGCACTATATGGGTCAATGTACACTTTAAATCTACCGTTAAGAACACCTGCAAAAGTATTACCTGTGTCATCAACATTTAGATTGTTGTTAAGAGCTGGAGTATAGTCTAATACACCTGCCATTTGAAGAGCACTAGCAACGTCAGCAGAAGTAATGATGATGTTACCTTTACCTCTTCTTGTTCTTTGTGCTATTCTGTTTGCATCTCTTTCAAGGTTAAACATTAAACCTTTGAATCTTTCAACAGACCATCTACCGTTTGAGTCTGTATCTAAATCAAAGATACCTGCTGTAGTCACATGACCAGCTGGCGAACCTTTTTCTGCGTTTGTGTAAATTGTTCTTACAACTTCTCTGTTGATTTCAGCTAAGATTTCAGCAGATAGGATGTTAGCCAATTCTGTTTCAGCGTCTAAACCGTGGATTGCTTTAAGGTCTTGAGCAAGTTCCATAGTGTATTCTGCTTTAAGAGCTCTTGACTTAGCAGTCACAGTTGATTTCTCAATTGAGAATGCCATTTCAGCAAATGAATTACCACTTGCGTCACCTAATGCTTCAGCAGCCGCTGTAGTCATACCAGTACCAGTTGTGTAAGTACCAGCAGGTGAGTCGTTAAGAACCTCAGGATTTGTTCCTGAATGAGCAGTTGATGAGAAACCATCAACAGATGAACCGGCTTTGTTTCTGCCAGAGAAATCTGTATCAGCTTCGTCAAATAACGCTTCTGTTCCGTCCTGTGCGTCATATCTGCTTCTCATAGCAAATATTAAACCAGTTGGACCAGTCATTGGTTGTACGCCTGCAATATCATAAGCGATAAGGTTAGGCATAGCTCTTCTTACTAATGAGATTAAAATTGGATCCCAATTAGAAATAGAAGCACCAGTTGAGTTAGTAGGTGCAGCTTCTGATAAGAAAGCAGCGTCCTCTTTCATTGCTCTTTCTTGGTTTTCAAGAATAGTAGCAGTAACAGCTCGTCTGTAAGAGTCGTTGATTTTTGGTAAATCAGCGTGCTCTAGGACTGGCTGCCATTTTTTTTCGTGGGTTTCAGATAAGTACATATCTTTATCTCTCCTCTATTAGATTTATTTTGACAACTTAATGTCTTTTGTTTTTGTAATAGCGGCGGTATAAGCAGCCATGCTTTTTGATAAATCTACATTTTCAGTTGATTCACCAACCGCTACATCATCAATGTCAGATGAAGCTTCTTTCTTTGCACCAAAGTAACTCTCTTTAATAGTAGATACTTTTGCTCTGAAATCTTCCTCATTTGTATATTCAACCTCTTCAGCAAGTTTGTTGAATTTCTCCTTAGAAGTTTCTGCTAAGTCTTCGCCCATTTCTGCAACGATTGAAGCTCTTTTTGATTCAGAATTTTCTTTGTTTAGTTCAACATTCTTTTCGATTTCTTCGTTAAGTTTCTTTTCTAACGATTCAATCTTTGAAGCTTGGTCTTCTAGTACATCATATTTTTCGTCTGGGACTGAAATATAATGTTCTTCAAATAGTTTTTTCAAACCAGAAATAAAATCTTCAGCGATTTCGCCTTTGATTCCTCTTTCTAAAGCCAATTCGTTTTCTTTCATCCACTCTTCCACAACATATGCTAGGTATGAGTCAACTTTTTCTACGAGTTCGCCTTTAGCTTTTTCTGATTCTTCTTTAAGTTTTTCTTCGTATCCAGCGTGCATTTTCTTTTTCGCTTCTTTAACTTTTGAGTTAACAGCAGCTTCAAAGATAGTTGCAGCCTTCGACTTAAATTCTTCGGACAAATCTTCGTCTTTGACTAAAGCGTCAACATCAGCTGAAACATCAATAGTTTCATCTTCAGTTTCTTCTTTATGATAAGAAGCTTTCATTGGCTCTTTCTCTTTTTTCTTTTCAGAGTCATGTGCCATTTCTTTCTTCTCGTCTTCGTCTTTAGACGCTTCTTTGATTTCCTCAGAACCTTCTTCAGCAGTTTCTTCGTCTTGCTCTTCTTTTAGTTTTGGCATAGGGTCAGCTGCGCCAGCACTTTTTTGTTGAGCGTCACCAGAAACCGGCTTAACTTTTTTTGTTGCGTCAGGATTAGAATCTGTAGGTTTTGTTACCGCTGTTCCTAAA